GTGTAGAATTATCATTAGATGCTGGAGGAGTATAAGAAGGAGTCCCAGCAGGTGTCGAAGGAGTTGCAATAGTAGGTTTGAAAGCAGTTCCTTGACCAACAGCAATACCAGCAGCTTTTTGACCAGCAAGAACCTGATTTAATGCAGCTTGATTTGTTGAATTTGTAATACGCGCATTAGAGAGAGCTTGCAAAGTAGGATCAATAAGATTTCCGAAACCTTGTTTATTAAGACTATCCGAAATTGCTCCATAATCTATAATAGGCTGACCATTAGGATCTATAACTGGATTTCCAGAAGTATCTAAGGAATATTTTATTAAATTTCCTTTAGAATCTTTTTTATATCCTGCTGTAGCAATTGCCTTATTAACTGCAAATTGTCCATTTAATTTTTGCATATCCGACATATTTGATAATACATCTGATATTCCCGTATTTTGTGGATTATTTGCTGTGAATAAAAAGTTTCCTAAAGTTGTTGTAGGACCTTGGTTTGATGTTGTATCAGCCATTATGATAGACCTCCAGTTCCAGTTGCACCACCGGCAGAACCTGGAGCAGAACCTCCGAAATATGCTCCAAGATTTTGAAACAATCCATTTTTACCACCTAGGAAATTACCAGCATTATTCCACATATTGTTCTGAGCTTGCCCTTGTATAGATTGACTTCCAGCTGCCATATTTCCTAATCCTGTATAAAGTCCATTTAATTGTGTTGCTGTATTTTCTCCCACACCATTCAAGGCATTTGAGGCAGTGTATCCAGCATTTACTAAATTACCTTGATTAGCAATGTTTTGATTCTGATATCCCATATTATTTGTATATATTTGCTGATTTTGATTAAATTGTCTATTAGCATCTGTATTATATCTATCGTAAGCATTTTGATATTCTTGCGATGCCATATCCTGACCTCTTGTTTGAAGACTTTTTAGCGCTCCTGAACCAAGTGTCATTCCTTTGCTTGCAGTAGATCCTTCAATTGCCTGATTCGCTTGATCTACTCGAAAAGCATATCCTGGATCTTGCCAATTACTTTCGTTAAATGTGTTTGAAACAGTTGGATTAGCTGCCTGAGTATAATTATTAACAGAATTTTGATATTGTGGAAGCTCTGTGGCACCAGCTTGTATATATGGATTAAGATTACCTTGAGCAGTATTGTAAACACCATTAGTAAAATTAACTCCAGGTTGAACTTGCTGTTGATATGCAGCATTAGCAGCTTTGGCAGCATCAGCTTGAGAGTTACTTCCTAAAAAACTCCCAAGACCTTGAACCAAACTTCCACCCGTAGATGCTAGTAATGCAATTGTCGCTGGATCCATTTATTATACCTCTATTCTATTTATAAATTTTAGAAAACTTTTACAAAAACTATACATAATTTATCTGTTAACCTGTTGAATTATTATTTGATGATTTATTTTTATATTACTATTCGGCAAAACTATTTCGGAATCATTTTTAGAAAGATTTACGAAAGTATAGTTCCAATTTCCAGAAGAATCTTGTAAAAAATATGGTAAAATCTGATCTAAAGCGGCACTATAAGGCAATGTTAAAGATATTCCGCCTGGGCCATTATAAATTATTGTTAGATTATTTTCATTAGTTGTATAAAAATAATTAGAATCATTTCCTTGTTTTACGGTGCAACTTTCTACAAGATTTTGCGAAAGATTTCTAAACCATATATACCAAGGTTGAGTCAAAACATTCGAACTTGTTAAATCATTTTTTAATGGTGCTGGTTGAAGTAACATTAGAAATCCAACTCCTCAAGATCTAAGGTAAATCCTACCAAAATAACTTGAATAGGATCAGAGACAATAACTCTATAAACTCTATTTCGCGAATGTCCTAAACATCTAAAAATTGTCCGAGTTTGATAATTTCCAATTGCTCCAATATCCGCGGTTCTTCCGTTTTGAAAAGTAAATCCAGAATCATCAGAAGTATATAAAATACATTGAGGATTAACTCCATATCCTAATTGTAAACTATTTATTAGTCCTACACCTTGTTCGAAAATTATTTGAATAGAATTATGCCGAACTCTTTTCTGATTTATTTGTATAACTGGAGTTGTTCTAGTTCGTTTTATTTGATTATATCCCACACCATTTGGATTATCGTTTAAGTAATAATCTACAGACAATTGATAAACGCCATCTCCAGTATTATCTCCAAAAATGTTTAATCCCCAAATATATGCTTGATAATATCCTTGCCATTTATGTTCTACTCCGAGAGTATCTAAAAATGTTCTTCGATGCCATTGTCCAGTTGTCATATCATATACAATTGTTAAATCTGCACTAGGAAAAGTTAATACATAAAAAACGTGGCCAGCTTGTGCATAGGTATATCCGAAAGCATCATTAATTTGTCCACCAGAATTATTTGCAAAACTATGTATAAGTTGTTCTATGCCTCTGTTTGATATCTTTACTGGAGTTAGTGCGTTGTTTGACCATACAGCAGCGTTACCAGCCTTATCAGAACCTAGCCAAAAGATATTGCCCTCTACTTTTGCAACGCTATATGGAGCACTACAACCGATATCTATTACTGCACCTTCGTATCTTTGCCATTGTTGTGTAGTAATATCTCCAGTATCATAATGCACTTCTGTAGAATAACTTCCGAAAACCCACAATTGATTTGACAAACCTTTTATTGCAACTATATTATCAGGTAATCCTTCTTTGTCTGCAAAATTAAGAGGATCCCATGTCAAACCATCATTATTATTTGACCAATTGTAATTTATACTATTCGGTTGATTTGCTAAAAACTGTGTATCAATACAATCGCAATGTGTGGCACCATTTACAAAAGTGTCTGGATCAATTTGTGAAAAAACATTCGTAGATAATTCTAAAATATATCCGAAAGCTCCGTCTACTAAAAATAATTGATGGGTATTATCTACCATTCCAACTGTTCCAGAATATGTTGTGATACTTCCTTTAATTAATCTCTGACCATTTTGAAGAATTTCCACAAGATTTGCTCCGAATACTCCAAAAAGTCTCTGGTCAGCAGTCCTATAAAGTCCTCGGCAAACATCTGTGGAAGTCTGTTGAGAAAATAATTGTAATCCTGGTATAGAAATATAATAATTAGGTATTTTAGAAGTTAATGTAATAGCTTTTTCGAGATATAAATTAATACAATCTTCTACACCAATCGAATAATATGGAGAAGCATAAGGCGTGTCTCCAAATCCCATTAGTTTTTGATTAGCTGGCATTAAATTAGCCCTGCCAAACCACTTAGATAGTTAAATCCACCCTCTCCACCAATATCATTTCTTAAAGTGCTCATTTCACGCATTAATTCACGTTCTTTCAAATGTTTTAATGCATCATTCGCTTCAGTTATCAACCCTGGTGATGGAGCTACACCAAAATAAGGTGCAGATTTTAGTGCCAATTGACTTACTAAAAATTGATTAAACTCTCTCGGCAAATTTGTATAATCATTTATCGTAGGATTTTCCGAAATTAAATAAGATCTTCCGTAAACTCTTACAAAAGCATTCTGTGCAAATCCTGGATAAAAATATAAAGTAATAAACGGAAAATTATATAAAATATATACAGCTTCTGGAATAGCATTTAATGGTGTTATCGGAATTGCTCTGTAATCTTCATACTTTTTAATAGCTAATTTGTAATTTATCCCGTTAATTATTGCTACAACTTCTTTAATTTCGGCAGGTAACGTTGGAATAGTCCCTGAAATATTATTTGTAGTATCTGTTCCTATTGTTATTAAATTACTTGCCGAAACTACATAATCATATGGTGAATAATTTACAGATCTTATCGAAAACTCCTCTAGCATCATTTTATAATTATTCAACATTATATTTGAAGACTCATTATCTAAAGCCTGGCCAAGATTTACTACACCATTTCTTGCAGCAGCTTGTTTAACTATATCGATGATTTGTAGCATAGTAATTCCTTAAAAATTTAGAATCATTTATATTTAGTTTTTTAGAAAATTTTCTTGAAAAGTTTTTTGAAAAGTTTTTTGAAAGACTTTTGAAAAATAATTTATTATAAAAATAAAAAGGCTCCAGATTTCTCCAGAGCCTTTAATTATACTACTAGGCAAATATTACCCACGTATGCGCACCACCCATTCTGGACGTAGGACTTTTGCACCTAAGAAAGCGTCTAGACGAGTTACGAAAGTAGGAGGAGCATTATTATAAGCACCAGCGGCCATGAACTGACGAATGTAACGTATGCTTATCATTGTGTCAGGATCACGTTCGGCAAATCCTTCATCTTCATTTTTTGGACGAATGAGTTCGGGACTTGCAATACCAATGGCAGTCTTGTGAAATACAATACCTTCCTGCCCTGTTGATTTGGCTCCAGCAGAGGTGTAAGGAACAACACCTACAACAGTGCCAGGATCAGCTATGTTTTGATAATCTCCGCCAGCGATAATAGCAGGAGCAACAACGACCGACTGGCTGGCACTTGTAACGGAACCAACAGCAGTAAGAACAACGAATTGCTGAACGTAAGGCAGTGTAGCATCAGTTAGAGGATTGTAGCTATAAACAGGAGTTGCACCAGAAAGATAAAACACGTCACCCTGATTAAGAGTAGTTGCCGCAGTAAATCCAGATACGGAAATAGTGGAGGTTTCTGCCCACCCAGACGTTAGATATGTTGTACCAGCACCGGCGGAAAGTAGACCGATAGAAGCAGAGGTAAGTCCACTCCAAGCAGTCCCGTCAGTATGTGTGGGGGAGCTATTTGATACTGCCCACTCTGCACCAGCGAAATAACCAATGCGACCTCTCTTATAAATGTCTGAAATTTCTTTCTGGGCATTGAAAAGAGTAAGTTGAGCATTCGAAAGATTTCTGGAAAGTCTTGGGGTAAGAATTCCGAAAATATCATCATCATCTGGGGTATTATATGCGTCAAGCAATTCCTTAGCTGCGAGTATAGTATCGGAAGTGATTGCCACACCGTATTGTCCAACAGTATTAGCAGTGTTATTGATAGCTACTCCATAAACGTAGGAGTCCATAACGTTAGCCAAGGAAACAACAACCTGATCGATAAATCTTTTCTTGAAGTCTTCAATTTTCAAGACCAAGTCGGCGTCCTGAAAACCTAGGGGTACAGAAAAAGAGGTTCCAACCTGTAGCGCAGATTTTCCTTCGAAAGGTAGAGCATTAGACCATACCATGTTATTGACCTGGACGTTTTTGAGAATGGGCCTACGAACAAGCAGAGTATCACCAATCATTTCGGTCGGCCTGGCGAATTCCTTAGAGTAAGACCAGTCAACTTTTGAAGCGATAATCATGTTGTTTGAGAGCTGCATTAGAGCGGCGCGAGTTACCTTAGAGGTAGTAATTAGATTTGAGTTCTGACCGAGAGCCATTTTAAATTCTCCGTGCATAAAGCACATTTTGTTAATATTTTGCGAAACAATTTCTAAAACGAAGAAGAAAGATTTTTAGTTTTACTTCTTCAGAAATTTCTCTTCAAAAATTACTGGAGAATGGTTTCAGGTTTTTTACGAAGGCTGAACTTCTACAATTTATTTAGCAAAACTATTTTTAATTATTTTCAGAAACAAAAAAGACCCATATTGCAGAGTCTTTTCGTAAATTATTTCAAAAAGTTTTCTTAATTTACCATCCAATTAATCTTCCTTCTTTTTGTAATTGTTTTTGTTCTGAGGCAGACATTCCTGGGTGCCATTTTACCTTACCAACATTTGCAGGTTTACCTTGAGTATTTGGAGAACCAGTTTTCGCAGGAGTTTTTGTTCCAGGCATTACATCAGGTATTTCGGAACCTCTTGCAGTAACTTTCGAAACTCCTTCTGGCCGATCATCATATTTTGCAGACATCCTTCCAATTTTTCGAGAAGCATCTACAGGATTCATTTGCAAAAGACTCTTCAGAAGTCCTGGGGTAGTTGCTATTTCGTGCATAATTTCCGGGGCATGATCGTCGGTAACAAGTGCATATCTAGTTTCCGGCGAGAATAGATTAGCCTTTTCCGCAATATAATTAGCAGCATCTATAACATCTGGATTACTTTCGGAAGCTTTTATCAAACGATTATTAAAAGTTTCAGCAATATCATTTTCAATTTTCTGAATACGTTTTGCTTCATCTTTCTGCTCGTAAACTTTTTCGGTATTTTTCTGAATAACTTCTACTAAAGCTCTCTGATAATCTTCAATATTATCAAAATTCGAAAGTTTCAAATCATCTACAGAATTATATTTGGAAACCTTTTCGGAAGTTTCTCTAAATTTCTTTAATTCTTCTCTTTCTTTTTCTAATTCCCTTTCCAATTCATTTTTTCGGGAATTTACTTCTGAAAATCTTGAATAAGGAATAGTTTCTGGAACCTTTTTTTCGGAAATCCATGGTTTATATGGCTCTTCTTTTGGTAATTCTTCAGTATTTTCAGTCTCATTTTCGGAAACTTCTGGGGAATTATCTACAACTTCTTCTACAATATCATTAACATTTTCTTCTGACATATTTGCTCCTTTTTTTTTAACGTCTCTTAGGACGATTTTACTAAACTATTTAATAAAAATTTTCAGAAAAGTTTTACATACCCATTCCTAAATGCAGGTGTTGTTCTGGAGCGTGTGTAGGAACTATATTTGTTTCATGCTTTTCGATATGAACTGATTTTGGACCTTCTGGAACAACCGGATTCATAAAAACTTTGAACCGTTCTAACATATCTTCCATTTCTTTCATCTTTAAATCATATTCTCCTTTCATTTGCTCTACATTTTCGTAAGATTTATTATCAAGCTGAGTCTTTTGTAATTCCGTCTGGCTTCTCAACTGTTCTGTATTAAATTTATCCTGAAGTTTGGCTTGAAGAGCTTTAGCAGCTTGAGTTTCGTTTTGGAGAGCTTTTGTCAATTGATCGATAGTTTGCTGGGCATGTTCGAATTGCTGTGTTAAAGCCATCATTTGACCTTTCATAGTATTTTCGGAAGTATTTTTTCCTGCTGCTAGTATCTTTGGATCCATAGTTGCTTGTAAACGATCCGCCATTTGATTAGATTCGGGATAATCCATATTTCGGACGAACATATCTCCAAAAACTTTAATCATTTCTGGATCAAGTTTGAAAAGATCTAGCATATTTTCATTTGTTTCTTGGCGTTGATCTTCGTAAGAGGCACCTGTCGAAAGTGTCACAGAATATTTTCCTTTAAGATTTACTCCATCTATTCCACCAATTTTTACGGAAGATATTGTGCCATCTATTCCCAAAATTTGCTGAATATGTTCATGGGAATAAAAATGCGGAATAAGATCTACAATAATTTTTCCAGCATGTTTGATAGCTCTATTAAGATGGTCTGTCCAAACATATGTTCCAATATTGCTTTGTGCCATCTGTAATTTAATAGCCTTTCCTGAAGCACCTGCGGGAAGATCTTGAAATGTATCTTTGATTCCAACTGTTTCTTTAATAGCATTAGACATATCAGAAACAGCTTCCAAATAACCTACAGGAGCGGCAGGAGGATCATTTCTGGAGGGTTTCTCTTCGCCATGGACATAAGGCAGGAAAGGTAGATTAGCAGTATTAGCAATATCCCAGACCTTTTTATATGGCTGAATAGATGCATCAGACGCTAACCAAGGAGTTTTAGCTGACTTTTGAACATAATCTATAGCTTCACTTTGCATATAATTTAAAGTAGTCTGATAATCAATACTATCTCTTATAATAGATTTAATAGTCCTTGTGCCATCTATTGTAATATCTTCTCCCAATATAAAAGTGAAAGGGATATATTTTCCAGGATAAGGTAAATCTCTCCATTCAGAACTATCCAAAATTTCGTTACCATTTAAGATATACCAAGAAACTTTTGAACCATCTTTAATCCAATATTCAGCAATTGTTACGGAATCTTTTTTAAACCAATCTGACATAACTTCTTTTACGTCTGTTGTTTCTGCATCTGGATAAAGTTTTTCGAAACGCTTTATATCAAGGTCTTTAATGTGGAATAACCATTTGGCATCACACATTGTAGGATCTATTGCTTCGGGATCTGGGAATACTGTAGTCGGATCTACAATTCTTTCCTCATAAATCTCTAATTGTCCAGGATAATCATCACAGTCTTTCGTAATAATTTTCCAAACACCTACACTCCCGGCCACCGCATCCTGGAATGCAGCAGATCTTAAATCATTGCTATTAGATTCATTCTCAATATGTTTTACAAGTCCGTCATAGATTTCGGCAACTTCTTTAGTCCCTTCCGAAATAGGATGAACCTTAATTGCAGGAGGATTTTGCATGTTGCTATTAACGACGTAGCGAATATTCGACACTAATTTATTAAAAGTTTTACAAGTTCTATTTTCAAGTTTTCTTGTTGAAAGTGTAGAATCGTCCCATTGATTTCCTAACAATCCGAACTGTATATCTTTAATATATTTGTTATGTATTTCGGAAAAAGCATCCTGAGATGTTTTCAAATTATCTAAAGAATCTTCGTAAATATCTGTTAAATCCTTTTTTGTAAGTTTTTTCGAAATATCCTCAGAAATCTCATCTGGTAAACTTTCGGAAATGTTATCTATATCCATTTGAAAAATCCTTTAAGAAAAATTATATAAAGCTTTGCCAAACTATTTATAAAAAAATTTATTAAATCCCTGAAAAAGGAGCATAATAACCCATCTCTAACACTACTGGCTCTTCTTTTTCGAAAACACACATATAACGAAATGAATCTGCAAAATTACTGAACTCATCATGTATTGGGCTTCCATAAACATTCTGAGAAGCATTAAATTGCCTTTTATAATTGGTTATACATTCTATAAGACGATCATTATTCTTATTATCTATAAAAATATTCTTAAATTTACGTCTAGAAATATCAATCCCATCTTCAATTCCATACTTTTCTAATACAGTAACATTTTTGAAAGACTCTTTAACAGTATCATATACACTATTTTTAGTTTCTATTCTATGTTGTTTTGCATCATGTGGAAGTATTATGTAAACATTTTTATCATACTTTTTCAAAATTTCTGCAATATAATATGAAATATCTTGAAATCTATTTTCGAAAGAATTTATTATATGTATTTCCTTACCAACCAATTGAAA